AGCTTTACCTTTGCAGGTGCGATTACGTCTGCTTCATGTGCGCTTGAGGTTAGAAACGTTTCTAACAATGCAGCCGATACTAACCTAAATCACTTCCTAATGACTGGAGGGGGGCCGTAATGAAAATATTATATCTAACACCAAAAGGTACATTGTCAATAATTGTGCCGGTGGAATGGAGAGGCACGATGGAAGAACTTGCACAACAACAAGTACCAACAGGACTAAAATATAAAATAGTTGAAGATTCAGAAATACCAGATGACCGTACATTTCGGGATGCTTGGGTTATAGCTGAATCAGAACTTACAGATGGAGTAGGAGCATAATGGGCATTACAATAAACTTAGACAAAGCAAAAGGAATCACAAAAGTCCGTCTGAGAGAAGAACGTACACCATTGTTGGCAGCACAAGATGTTCTTTTTATGCAAGCACAAGAAGTTGATGGATCTACTACTGATATTGTAAAAGAAAAGAAACGTCTTAGAGAAATCACAGATGGTGCAGATGACTGTACAACAACCGATGAACTCAAGGCACTAAAAGCAGCCAAATAATTGATAATTAACAACCAAGTGAAAAATTATGAAAATTATATTCTGTCTGCCAGGAGCATCTTACTCCGGCAGATTTTTACAATGTTGGACTAAACTCCTCGGTGAACTTCCCAAACACAACATCTCCTACGAACTCTCACAGCACTACGTCTGTAACATCTACCACGCAAGAACTATGTGTCTTGGTGTGTCGATGCATTTGGGAGTAGACCAAAAACCATTTGGTGGTACGAAAGATTATGACTATCTTATGTGGATTGATTCCGATATGGTATTTGAACCAGAGGATTTCTTCAAACTCATAGAACACGACAGAGACATAGTATCGGGTATTTACAAGATGTCAGATAATACGAACTATGCAACTGTTGAAACGATGGATGAAGAGTTCTTTGAACAATGGATGAGATATCCCTTTCTATTACAGAAGAACATAGATAAGAAAGAGGGAAAACTCTTCAAAGCAGATTATACTGGTATGGGTTGGATGTTGGTCAAGTATGGTGTATTTGAGAAAATGAAATATCCTTACTTTTACCCACGAAAACAAGAGTGGCCTCAATACGGATGGGAAGATTTCGTTTGGGATGACGTTGAGTTTTGCTTGAGAGCAAAAGAAGCGGGATTTGATGTATGGGTTGACCCTAATCTCCGAATAGGACACGAAAAGACAAAGATACTGTAACGACCAAATCCGTCTTGTTATAAATGTGTGTGATGATAAATACTAACAGACCAAAGTTTATGCTTTGCTCTGACTCACATATATCAAAATAGTTTTTCAAAACGGATAAAAATATGGCGTTGACACTAAAAAAGAAGTCACAGAACTACATTATAGACCAAGGCGCTACCTTTGAAAAGACGATAGGCGCAGAAAGTTCGTCTTCTACTGCCGTGACCATCTCCTCTGGTACGGTTGCGGGTGGAATGATAAAAAATCACGCTTACGCAAACACTCTCCAATCATTTACAACTTCTATTACTGGTGCAAATTGTACCTTCTCATTGACGGCGACACAAACAACATTGCTCGCTGAGGGAAAATACTTTTACAGTTTGACCTACACTCAGAGTGGAGGAACTATCAAAGAACGACTCGTAGAAGGACTTATCACAGTAGAAGCTTCTGCTGAAATTAACAACGGATAAAAAATATGTCAGCAACATCACCAGCATCAACAACAGAATTACAAGAATATTGTCTCAGAAAACTTGGCAAACCAGTTATAGATGTAAATCTCGCAGATGAACAAATGAATGATATGATTGCGGAATCTGTACAAATGTTCCAAGAGTATCATTTTGATGGAACAGAAAGAGCGTATTTAGTTGAACTAGTAGCACCAAGTACACTTACTTTCGCATCTTCAGCAACAGGAACATTTGTAGCAGAAGAAACAATTACTGGTGGTTCATCCAATGCAACAGCAATCGTCCACGAAAGAACAAGTTCAACGGTACTAACATTTAAAACACACAAAGATGGTAACGGTATTCGTGCAGCTAACACAACCGCTAATACATTTGTTTCAGGAGAAACAGTTACAGGAGATACTTCTGGAGCAACTGGAACAGTTCATGGAACACAAGCAACTGCCGTTGTATTTGGAAACATTGATACTAAAGCACTGACTGTAGACAATACAATCATAGGTGTTCAAGATGTTCTTCCAGTAAGTAAAGGATTGTCATCAAATGATATGTTTTCTTTTGAATATCAATTTCGTTTAAATGAACTACCAGGCTTGCTCAAACAAGGAGGTGGTATAAGTGAGTATGTTCAGGGTAGACAGAATCTTTCTCTACTAACACAGGTATTTTCTGGTGCTGAATCACGACAAATTCGTTTTAATAGATTGACAAATAAACTTTTTATTGATATGGATTGGGATACAGCAGTAGAAATTGGAGATGCTGTTGTTGTAATGGTTCTGAAAAAAATAGATGGAAGTGAATATACGGAAATCTTTAATGACATTTTTCTCAAAAAATATACAACTTCTTTGTTCAAAAAACAATGGGGTCAGAATTTGATGAAATATGATGGTATTCAATTACCAGGCGGAGTAACATTGAATGGAAGACAAATCTATGATGATGGGAATAGTGAACTAGAAAAATTAGATGAAGAATTATCGCTCAAATATGAGTTACCTCTTAATTTTTATGCAGGATAACGAATGGCTACTAATTCATATTTTCGTAATTTTGATGCGAAGAATGAACAGGAACTTTTACATTCACTTGTTACAGAATCTATACAAGTATATGGTCATGATGTTTCTTACATTCCTAGAACACTGATAAACGAAGATACTATACTTGGTGAAGATTCCCTTTCAGAATTTAAAGATGCTCATTCAATAGAGATGTACGTCAAATCTGTTGATGGGTTTGAGGGTGAAGGTGATCTGATTTCAAAGTTTGGTCTTGAGATTAGAGACCAGATTGTTTTCTCTTTAGCACGAAGAGCTTGGGAGGGATTGGATATAGGAACTCGCCCAAAAGAGGGAGATTTGATTCACTTTCCACTTACTAATAAACTTTTTCAGATAACTTTTGTTGAACACGAAACACCATTCTATCAAACTGGTGCGTTACCTACATTTGACCTCACTTGTGAACTCTTTACATATTCTGATGAAGCATTGGATACAGGAGTTGATGACATAGATGTAGTGGAAAGACAACAATCTTTTGTTCGTACATTTGAGTTATCTAGTGTATCGGGAACCTTCACGGTCGGCGAAACTGTCACAGGAGGAACATCTGCTGTAACAGGAGAAGTTGCACGCTGGGATACTACAACAAGTTATCTATATCTCATCAATATGACAGGTTCGTTTACACTATCTGAAATACTGACAGGTGCAACAAGTACAGCAACTGGAACATATAACGTTCAGCAATCAACAAATGAAGCTTCTACTACGTTACAATCGGTAGATGATGGAACAACCGATAAGACATCAAGCAACAAACAATTTGAAATTGATGCTGATTCGATATTTGATTTTTCTGAAAGTAATCCGTTTGGAGAGAATCCGTAATGTTTGGAACTTATTTTTACCACCAAACTTCTAGAAAGATGGTGGTTGCATTTGGAACGTTATTCAATAACATAGAAGTTCGTAGAACGAATAGTTCTGATGCCGTAACTGAAGTGGTGAAAATTCCTTTGTCTTACGGGCCGAAGGATAAGATGTTAGTACGGATATCTGCAGACCCAAATCTTAATTCGGCTGTTGCTTTGACAGTTCCAAGAATGGGATTTGAGTTGACATCTATGACGTATGATAGCGCGAGAAAACTCAATACACTTGGTCGGAATGTCAAAACTGGAACTACTGGACTCAAAAAACAATTTAATCCTGTTCCTTATAATTACGATTTTTCTCTTTATATCTTTGTTAAAAATGCAGAGGATGGAACACAAATACTAGAACAAGTACTTCCATTTTTTACACCAGAATTTACAATAACAATGTCGCTTGTTTCTGGTATGGATGTGAAAATGGACATACCTTTAGTTCTTTCTGGTGTCTCTAGTGAAGATACATATGAAGGAGACTTTGCGACTAGACGGTCTATTATCTGGACACTCAACTTTTCAATGAAAGGTTACTTGTATCCAAATGTTGTTGATAATGCAAAAGTTATTACGTCTTCTGT